TTTTAATTATGCACTCATAAATAATCCATTAAATCTTTTTTGACTGAATGAGACGCTTATACCACATTAAGAGATTTGATGCAAGAGTTTTCTTTAAGACGTTATCGGTGCCGCTTTGCTCATTTCATGCACGGCCTTCGCACGTTCAATCACCATCTTTTCATCTTTGACCCGTATATCGGCCAGTTTGGATTCTGCTTCGGCCTGGGTTTTACCGATCTTGGCCTGTTTCTCTTCTAATTCCAAGTCCATACCAGCCTGCATCGACGCCGGATCAACTTCCGGAGCGCCAGCCGGCGCCGCGCCGGGCCCAGCCGGTCCACCGCCGGGTCCTGCGCCTTCAGCGGGAGGCATCATTGCGAGGTCTTCCTGCTTTTCGGCTTCACTCTTGTAGTAATCGTCTGTATCCAAGCCCAATGCCTTGCCGATGTCTTCCGTGATACGTTTGAAATTGGTATCTTCTTGAAGCGCTGGTATCTCCATAACGACTGAAAGATACTGTTGCAGGTTTTTAACGCGCTTTAACCTATCTTGGTATGAATTGAACCCTGTGGCCTTGACGATATAATTACCCTTGCCCTTGGTAACATTCGGATCAGCCATGTTGTAATCATAGTTACGCTCAATCATCGGCTCAATCAGCCCTTCATCCTGATTCCTGACAACGACCCCAATGTATTTGCCTGACTTTTCTACCTGCTGACTGATCTCATAGGCTGTTTCGCGCCCTTTCTCTGTGTTAATCCCCTGCGTTATCTTCGGGATCATGGTTTCCATGTCCAGGTACTTCTCGGCAAGCGCAATCAGAGACAACAGCGTTTCACCCACATCCGGAGTAACCATCGGGCTCCAAGCCTTCCGGGCATCGTCGCATTCCTCGGCAACGTCATAGAGTCTCCCTGGCTTGGCTGTCTGCACATCCGTATTAAGCGCGCTCCGCTTGATGAATCCCTGCACATTAGCAGACAGCTTCTTGTTGTCCTCGAACGCCCGGACCGCTCCGTTCAGAACGATTTGCATATTCTCCGCATTATCAGCAACACCGGTTCCGCCTATCTCGTCCAGGCATTCTTCCCATACCGACCGCATGAACGGACGTTCCTCGGCCGTAGTCCGAACGTACCGCACCACTTCATCGTTGGCCACGCAGACCATTACTTCAATCTCGTCGTTTTCATCATCGTCACCAGGCTTCACGCCCACCGCAGGTGGAGTCTTGGCGAGATTGTTCGTTGTTTCAAATTCCTCGGCTACATTGCGCGGGACAAGCCCCCATAATTCCAGATAGAGGATGGTGTTCTGCCTAAACTTCACGTCCCTCAAACCAGGCGGAAGCGTATTAATGTCCGGTTCTGGGACATTCGAGTCCGGCGACGTGGATGAGGACTTCCCAACCTGGGCAAGTACCTTGTCAATCGCGGCATCAAGGAAATATGGCTGACCCTTCTTGCCTTTGAGCCAATGCGGCGAAGTCAATTGACGATGAAGCGCCCCGGCACCTTCCTTCATATCATCCGATTCCAAGTCACGGAACATATCCCAGACAGAAACATACTCCCAGCCAGGCGAATTGTGAGATTCAGCGAATGGCTCGAACGTACTCAACTCTGCAGGTATCCGCGACATATCCTCGACACCAGCCGCGGCATTGGTATTGGACTGGCGATACCCACGCCGCACCACTTCATGCACTACCCACTTGGCATAAGTCTCGCCAAACAGCGCACAGGACAGGATATTCTTGAGAAACTTCCGATCTGCGGAACAATCGAGGTTTTGCTGGTTAATCAGTTGTTCCATATCAGCAATGGACTCGCGCATACCCTCTTGTTCCTCTTCGGGCATATCGGCCATCTTCACCTTATCCCATGGCGAAGGCTTGAGCATGAAGGGAATCTTACCGCCCATCAGCATCATATCCGTGACCAAAGCGAACCCGGCCGTGATCTTCTGCTTGGTATAGTTTATAAACGAGTTGGATCGCCAGCCTTCACCTTCTTCTGCTTTCCACTTACCGGTTGAAATAGCGCGGTAGGCGTTCCAGTTGTTGGTCCACTTCAGTTGGAGGGTGCTTCGGTTCTGCTTCCATTGATCGTATCGCTGGATCACGAACTCGGCGAGGCTATTGGCGAGCTTGGTTTCCATGCGTTACTCCCGAGAATTACGGCAAGAAAAAAGCAGAGTCCGATGAGGTTGAGCGCTCAACGTACTCTGCTTTTCCCTGGGGTCAATCCGCTGGCCGGCGGACTGTTGCCGTAAAATGTGCTAAGAACTCTTCATTGCGTGTCCTTATACCAAAATACGCGGAGGATGTCAAGCGTCCTATGGCTTTTTCGGGTCGTTCATATTTAACATTACCATCCCCACATTGCTCCTTGCCGTCTCTTCGCGGCGCCGTTCCTGTTCCATCAAAAGAAACAACCGTTTCTGCTTGAGAATCATTGAGGCAATGGTAACTTCTGCCTCTTTGATCTTGATAAACAATAATGGGCCTGCAGCATGGATGCAAACAATAAGGATCGTCTGGTACCGCCCGTAACAACACCAACAAACACACGACCGCAAGAAACGCATACTCGTCGCGTATTGATATGCCAACGCTCCTGTTTCTTATGCCGCTTCATGTTTCCTCTCCCTCCACGGATACCGCTCCATCCCATACACTGCGCACATCAACGACCACACCGCCGGCGGCACCATGCGCCCATCAAGCGAAGCGTAATACTGGAGCAGCGCATCGTTCAGACCTGACTTCGGATCCATCTTGATCTTGTCGGTTTCCACTTTCGCGGATACCACGCTCCACGCCTCCCGGTTCTCACGCCAGAGCAATTCGGGGAAATGCGGTTTCGGCTCGATCATCTTGGACCGGATTGTCTGGAACAGGTAAGTCTTGTGCAAGCTTTCTGGCTGGTTGTAGTAGAATGTCCGGCAGAAGTACCTGATCCATGCTTCGTTGAACCACACCGAAAGACCCACACGCTCGATCCCGCCATCGGTCCGAAGAATATGATCCACCACCAAGAACTCGGTTTGCTCGAACACGCGCATAATCTTAGTGCGTATATCGAACCCGATCAGCAAGGCGTATCCCTGCGGCTTCTGCCCTGGTGCCACACCAGACTCCGGCCAGCAGATACCGCCACGCAGATAGTAATCGCCGTTGGCCGGATGATCGTCACGTCCGAATTCAAGCCGGCTTATCCTGCGATCGGCGTCATAGGATGCTTTGACTGGTCTATCCATGTCTCTTCCTCACAACTTCACATTCATACCGCTCAACAAACATAGATCGCGGCATCGGGTAATGAATTCCATTAACAGTGGTCAACACAAAATCACCAGGGCACACGTCAAAGTCGGAATCGTTAGGATAAACCACCCCATGCTCATTCATTACCGTGACACCTAAAGCGTTAGCAATAGAAACAGCATCAATCCATCCGTGTTCGTGCATGATTCGTCCACACTTCGGGCATATCGACGCTCCGGACACATCAGGCCTTCGGAAATAACGCACGACCTTGCCCTCTCGCGGTTCACTCGGGATTTGCCCTGTATCCTCGAATGGACGCATCACATCATCCAGTGGATGATCACCATTCTTGAACCATTGCGTCGCCTCAACCTCTTCTGTTTTTCTCTTGAATCGCATTACGCCTCCCCCTCCTGAATATTCCCTTAATCAGATTTCACCAACGTCAACGTCACATCGACACGATATGTGTTGAATGTACTGATATTCTCATTCCGCCCACCTTCCCGGGTCAATTGACCCTTCTTGCGTTGATTTCATTCCGCCCATCGGTCTTGCCATGAACACCAGCGCCGCTTCGTCGTATGGATGGTCCTCGAGACGCGTATCCACATCTTCCGGGTCGTTCTTGTCGGCCTGTAACAGCGGGATTGTCCTGATAAACGCCTCACACCCACGATACACCAGCATCATCGGCTTGGTCCCGCCGTCCTTCGGTACCGACAGCCGGGAATGGAATTGGCGGATCTTCTGCAGTCGGCTCGGATCACCAGGCGTCAGGATCAGCCCAGCGCGCGCAAAGACCTCTGCCGTGCTCGGTCCCTGGCCACCACCAATGTAATCAGGCTTCTTGTTGAAACATGTCGGATCGCAGAT